TTAACTGAAGGTGGTGCTGGTTCTAATGCAGGTGAGATAGTAAGTGGCAGGTTACAACTGCATCATTTCTATATTAAGTTTGAAGATACAGGATTCTTTCAAGTAGAAGTAACACCTGAGAATAGAGATACAAGTACACATAAATTTACTGGTCGTTTGTTAGGAGCAGCTTCTAGTGCTATCGGTCAGATAAATTTAGAGACAGGTACATTTAGAGTGCCAATTATGTCTAGAGCAGATAGAGTAGATATAGATGTAAAAAATGACACATTCTTACCAACACAATTATCAAGTGCTGAATATGAAGCTATGTTCCATATAAGAAGTAGGAGAATTTAATGGGATACTTGAGACAATCTAATTTAAAAGATCTTGATTATGTATGTAAAAACATGAGAAAGATGGATCGTCTAGAAGCTTGGTATCAGACAGGACATCAAGGAGAAGAAGCACTACGACTATCATATTTATGGGCTGATAGAACACAGACAATAGCAGGTGATGATGATCAACCAATGGGTATTTGTGGTGTTATTGCTGATGGTTGTATATGGATGATATGTACTGATGAATTATTTAGTAATAAAAAATATAAAATACAACTAATAAGAAAAGGTCGAGAATGGGTAGATGGCTTGTTGAAATCTTA